GGTCACACCCGGTGTTGCACGCACGACAGGTAGGGGGTCCTCAAAGTGTCCCACGCGTGTAGTGGTGGAGAGGGGCACATTTGCTGGAGACCTCACCCGAAACACCGGGTAAGACGGCCCCGAACCGGGTGGCACAGGTGTCTGATGTCAGATGGTAGCACAAGTTCGGGGTGGGTTGGACAAGAAGATGTAAGGGGAAACCTCACGATAGCAACTTGTTGCGTCTGCACACCCATTGATCGGCCGCTGCCGACCCATCTCATTTGTGATAGATCGGGTGTTCACTTTGGATTTCCGTACAAGACATGCTACTTTTTCGTCCACACAGGCTTTTTACTATCTATCCATCATTCAAACCCCCTAAATGGGTCATTTTGAGGCCTATGATCGCCTCTGAATGATGATAGTTAGCTCATAAGATCCGTGTTTTTTCAACACCCTGAGGCCACAACTGATGTGTGATCTACCGATTTCCAAACTAAACACCCGAACTGCCATGTTTCACCCCGTTTGACGGGGCTTCGCCCACGCTCAGAGGGGGGTGTTCCAAAAACACGGAAGTTATGAGCTATCTATCATCATACAAGCTCTTGTCCGGAGGCCCGCGAGCCGCCCGTAGAGTGTGATATAGTGTGTCTACAGTCAAAGGAGGCTGACATGGCAAGGCCGAAGCGGCCCTTCAGCGGGGTCGAAGACATCGCCCAGATGGCGGTGGAATGGATGCAAGATGAAAAGCCCGGTACGTTGGGTGTTCGGCAGAGGATCCGGTGGGAGTCGAGCCGTCATTGGCACTATCGGACGCCGAATGGGCAGTTTGACCCGCTCACGCACCTGTATGTGCTCGATGCGGTGGCCCACATCCATCCGGATATCGAGCTGAGGTCGAATAAGCTCGCGATCCACATGAACGAGACCAACGAGGCCTTCGTTTTCGACCCCGTGACGGTCGGAAAGGTGCTTTCGGACCTGTGTGACGCGTTTGAAGACGTTTTGGGGGCCAAGAATGGCCTTTTGGAGCGCGGGAGAGACTGGAAGGGCACGTTTTACGTCCTCCATCGGAACCCGGAGACCGCGAAGGCGTACTGGAAGGCCCGGGAGGACCTCATGAGGCTCTCGCAGCTCGAAATGGAGGCCCGCGCGGAGGGACGGAAGATCGATCGGCTCGCCAGCCCGCTTTTGGAGTGTCCGAGCCTTCGAGGGGAGTGGGTTGATGGTCCAGAAGACTAGGGCGGTCGAGATCGAGTGGGAAGACAGTGTTTTGCACGGTGGCGGGTGGATCCCGCTCTCTGAGGCGGTCGAGGACCACGACATGATGATGTGTCGCTCGATTGGGTACGTGATCAAGAAGACCAAGAGCGAGATCGTGATCTGCAACAGTGTCCATCTCAACAATGTGGCCGGGGTCACGTCGATCCCGCGCAGCGCGGTGAGAAAGATGAAGTACCTCGATGAACCTGCATGACATCCGCGAGCCGCGACAGCGTCTTTCGATCACTGAACTCTTCGACCGGTACTTTGCGGAGCCGGGAGCATGGCAGCCGGGGACGTATCTCGTTCATCCGAGCGCGTTCGAGACTCAGCCCGGAGACACGATCAACGCGAACGACATCCGGTTCGCGTATCGGACGGAGCGGTGGCCGCACATCCAGCGGCTGGTCGAGGATATTCGGCGGTTCAGCGTCGGCATTCGTGAGACGTATATGATCGAGCGGCGGCAGGTTGAGCGAGTGGCGTACGTCGTGACCCGCGACGAATACCGGGCGTTGATGAACTATTACCCGGTTGCGTTCGGTCCTCTTGAACAACCGGTAGATATGAACCTGCAAGATGGTACAATGCGCGTGTATGGCGTAACCGTCATCCCGCGCTAGGGTAGAGCGGTTGGGGGCTGGCCCAGCCGCTCCCCGCGCGGTCTTAGGAGATAGAGTGGGCAAAACGAAGCGAACGCCGGTCGAAAAGAGGACTCATCAGCCTCCGAGGAAGGAAAGCGGGCGCATGCGGTATTGCGACTTGTGTGAGTTCCAGTATCCTGAGGAGCAGATGACCCGGAAGAACGTGTTCGGGTTGTATGTCGGGTACTACTGCGAAGGGTGTCTTTGATGGCTCTGATCGTTCAGCGAGAGATCACGACGAGCGACTCGATCAAGAAGAGTAAGCCTCCGATCTGCAGGACGTGCAGGGAGCGGCGCGAGGGGCTGTACACGTTGGATGCCAACGGACAGCCCCTCTGCTCCGTTTGTGCGGAGAGGATCGGCCGACCGATCTAGGAGGGCGCTGTGGCATATCGATTGGAATGCCCGGAGCTGTGCTCTCTGAAGGAGGGCTCGAAGTGGGGCAAGCAGGCGAGCGACATGCTGGTCGCGGGGGCGTCCCTGAGGACGGTCATCGCTGCTGCTGCGAAGGACAACATCGTCCTCCATACGGGGACCCTGAGTCGGCACAAGAAGCATATTGTCATGAGTGCGGACGACTCGGGCGATGCGCAGAGTGCCGAGAAGGCCACGAATATCGAGATCCTCGAAACGATCATCCAGAAGGGCTTCGCCAACAGGAAGAACTGGAAGCCCACCATCTCCGACACGATGAAGGCGATGGACATGTGGTTCCGGCTGACGGCTGGGAACCCGTTCGATGAACTCCTGAACACGCTCGCTGCGGCGTCGGTCGGGGACGAGAACCCCGACACCGAGGGTGGCCCGACTGGCATCGAGGCCCCGGAGGTTGAAGACGATGACACCGGAGGCTAAGCAGCTCTGGATCCGCTGCGCGACCGACCCTGTGCTCTTTGCGAACACGTTCCTGCCCAAGAAGCCTCATCCCGGGCAGGCGCGGTGGCTCGTGAACAGCACGGCGAACATCAACACGCTCGTCCCGGGCAACCGGTGGGGCAAGTCGGTCATCGGCGCGATCAAGCACATCTGGCACTGCATCTTCAAGGTCGGGATCAAGGCCAAGACGGTGGCCGAGTGGAAGGCTGCCGAGTACGAGACCATCTCGGTCGCCATGTCGGCCGATCAGGCGGCTATCGTCTTCAAGGAGGCGAAGAAGCTCCTGAAGGACAGCCCGCTGAAGGTGCTCGTGAAGGCCATGCGGTCCACGCCCTTCCCGCACATCATCTTCGCCAACGGGGCGATCATGCATTGCCGGTCGGCCCACGATGACGGGAAGTACATCGACGGACACGCCTACCGGTTCCTCTCCATCGATGAGGCGGGCTGGATCCCGAACCTGAAGGCCCTCATGACGAACGTCATCGTCATGCGACTGGCTGGAGGCGGCTCTATCGACCTGATCGGGACCCCGAAGGGCTACAACGACCTCTACTTCTACTACGAGCGCGGGCAGCGCGGTACACCGGGCTATTTCTCGATGCGGGGGTCGATCTACGACAATCCGCACCTTCCGCGCGAGGATATCGAGATGCGAGACCGACTTTTGGCCTCTGCAGACCCGAAGATCCGCCGACAGGTGCTCGACGGCGAGTTTGTTGACTTCACGGGCCTCGCGTTCACCCGGGATCAGCGGGATAACGCGTTTGACCCTGCGATGCCGCATCACGTGGACTATGTCGATGGTCACCGCTATGTGGCGGCTTGGGACCTCGGCAGGCAGACGGACTTCACCGTTGGGTGCGTTCTGGACATCACGGAGCGCCCTTGGAAGCTCGTGAGCTTCACCCGGCTCAACAAGGTCGCGTGGGAGGAGATTTACTCGACCATCGACCGCGTGGCGAAGGAATACCACGTGAAGTGGTCCCGGATCGACGCTACCGGCCCCGGTGGCGATGTGATCGAGGAAGAGCTTACCAAGAGGAAGATCCAAGTCGATCCGCACAAGACGAGCAGTCGGGCGAACAAGCTGGACATCATCAACGGCCTGCAGGCGGCTCTGGACGATAATCGGCAGGTTGTGGGCATGTCGGAAACAGTAGATGACAACGGACAGACAATCCGTCATCCTATTCTCGAAGGCCCCGGGGAAGGGAACTGGGGGCTTCTCCGGTTGCCCTGTGTCAGCCAGCTGATGGATGAGATGGGGATCTACTCGATTGACGACAAGAACATCCCATTCACGGACTCGGTGATCTCTCTGGCGCTGGCAGTCGATCTGGCGCGCGAAACGGTCGGTACTGGCGCTCCGGTGCTCGGCGGGCTGTTCTGGAGCGAGGCCCCGAAGGCAAAAATCGAAAAGCCCGCGCCGTACCAGATGCCGGTCGGTGTGAACGGAGAAATCCTTGGAGGAACGGCGCATGTCTGAGATGAACAGGCTGGAGGTCATGGACCTCTACCGGGACCTCCGAGCACGGTGGGGCGCTAGGAATGCCGAGTACAACCTCGCTCGTGAGCGCTACAAGGGCGTCCACTGGGACGCTCTGACGAACCCGGAGCCCGCGAACCGCTACTCGCTGACGATGAACTACCTGAAGCCCGTGGTGGACAAGAGCATGCAGAGCCTTATCGGTCGCATGCCCGCCATTCAGGTGATGCCCTCCGGGGTGGATGAAGTCGCGCGGCGGCACGCTGAGGCCCTCGAAGGGGTTCTCTATGGCACTTGGGAGGCGAACAACGCCCCGAAGGTTTTCTGGAATGCGGCGTGGGACTCGTTCGTTCTTCGGCGTGGGCTCGTCTACGTCTGGTGGGACCCGAAGAAGGAGATGGTCCGTTTCAAGAACTGCACGCCTGACCACTTCTACCCCGAGTACGACGGGGACGAGGTCTGGCGGTGCGTCTATGTCAGTCGCCGGAACACGGATCGGCTGAAGGCTGAGTTCCCGAACCTCGCGGAAGACATCGTCAGCGATAGCGAGGCGGACTTCCCGCCGACCGTTCTGGACGATCTGGCGCGCCTTGGCGAGAAGAACCAGACCACGATCATCGATGTCTTCGATGTGGACGGCAACTTCACGCGCGTGATGGGTAATGCCATCATCGAGCGGAACCTTGGCTACCCGTGGAAGGGCATCCCCTTCGTGGAGTTCCCCTGCTTCCCGCAGGGCGGACTGGCCGAGCCGCTCAATCTCATCGACCAGATCGTGGAACTGAACCAGTACCTCGACCAGCTGGTCTCCCAGAAGGCCGACATCATCAGCCGCTACGCGAACCCGACCATTCTCGACTACCAGAGTGGTCAGGCACCGGAGGATATCCGGCGCTCCGTGGCTGCGAACGGCGCGGTTATCCCGATCCGGCGCGACGGCGACATCAAGCTCCTCAACTGGCAGGGCACTGCCCCGGCCATCGATGAGCAGATCACGCTCGTCCTCGATGTCCTGTTCGACCTTGCGGGCAAGCCGCGAGCCTCGTTCGGGCAGACGGTGACCAACCAGAGCGGCATCGTCACGAACCTGAGCCTGAACCCGACCCTCCAGAGCAACGAGGCGCACGAGACCATCTGGGGAGCCTCGCTCTCGCGCATGAACGAGTACATCCTCCAGCTCTGGGAGAAGTTCATGCCGGGTAAGGAGATCGTCATGAGGGGGCGTTATGCCTCCCAGACTGGCTCCTTCAAGCTCTACGACGTGGCGATCCGTGGCAAGGACATCGGCGGGTGGTACAAGAACCGGATCAAGTGGCCGAGCGCCATCCGGACGGACGACCCGGTGTACGTGCAGAACCACCTGCAGCAGCTGCAGGCTCAGCCGTTCCCGGCCCTCAGCCTCTACACCTACCTCGAAGAGATGGGCCGTGAGGATGTCGAGGCCGAGATCGACCGGATCGCGATGCAGCTGGAGGACCCGCGCTTCCACCCGGATCGGATGGAGGCGGCGGTGGGCGCTCTGCAGACCCTCGGAGGCAGCGAGCTGCCGATGGGCGGCGCAGGGCCGATGCCTGAAGAGGGCATCCCCGGTGACGATGCGGCGTATTCGGACTCTCTGGAAGCCTCTGCAGTTCCTAATCAGGCGAGTTTGATCAACTCCAAGAAGGGCTAAGGCCGTGGCAACTTCCGATCTGACGACTGGCGCGCGTAGCGGCAGGACTTGGGAGGTCAAGACCCCGGTCAAGATCGCTGCGGACACCCGCGACACGCAGGGCAAGATCGCCTCTGCGACTGACAAGGGTCTTGCTTTGGCGCGCGAACGACTGCTCGCCAAGGCTCGTGCTGACTATCGGCGGAAGCTCGCGGCCTATCGGGCTCGGCAGGCGGCTTGGGAGCGCCTTCGCGCCCAGACCTCTTCGCTGCTGAACCCCGGCGTTGCCCCGAAGCCGGGGTACGAACTGAAGACGCTGTACGTCGTGAACCCTGATACCGGCGTCCGCGAGAAGGTCACGCGCTGGGTGCCGACTCAGTACAAGACGCTGTACACGGATCCTATCAAGGCTGGCACCGACCGCGATGAAAACCGGATGGCGGCTCTCAACCGGCAGCTCGTCGCGCAGGGCGTTGACCTGAAGAACTACTACTCGAACGAGCTGATCAAGAAGCAGGCGCAGACTGCGCTGGATCTTGCCAAGGCGAAGGGTGGCACCGCTGAGGCTGGTGCTGCGCTGGAGGCCGTTGTTCAGGACATCGCTAAGCTCCAGAAGAGCACGAAGGGTGCCGTCCTCGACTCCACTGTGGTGACTGAGGTCTACAAGGCATACCAGCAGCATGTGACATGGGTCTCTGCGCAGTATCGGACCTACCTCGACAAGATCAAGGCGCTGTACAAGCAGGATGACAAGGGTAACCTCATCGCTCCGAAGAGCGAGGATGCCTCCTTCGAGATCGAGTCCATCCAGAGTTCCAAGGAGTTCAAGGCCATCGAAGGCGAATACATGCGCCTCTACTCTGGTGGCACGCAGGTTCCGAAGGCTGGCGTCATCCCACAGGGCACCGTGGCGATCTTTCAGCAGACAGCTGACGAGATCGGCCAGTTCCAGCGCGAGCTGCTCTACCAGTTTGCCAAGAAGACGGTCTTCAACAAGGCGATGACGCTGCGAAAGCACGGCGAGCTGGACGAGGCTGCCCGCATCGTGGCTGACTGGAAGAACGGCGGTCAGTATCTGGACGACAGTTACTCCGATGTTGCCAAGAGCCTGATTGATCCTGAGAAGACCTCTTGGGTGTACTACACCGATCCTGATACCGGGAAGCGCGAGAAGCGCCAGCGCAGCGTCGAGGAAGAGTATGCCTACCGCCGCGCCCAGTACACGACACGCCTGCAGAGCGAATACCTGAAGGCGAAGCAGATGCAGGACGACTACCTCGCGGAGCAGAGGGAGAACAACCGACTCAACCGCGATCAGCTCCGCGCCGAGCAGGACGTGTACGCGGCGACGAAGACGCTGAACCTCTCACGGCTTGCGACTCGTGATGACATCAAGAAGACCGTCGAAACTGCACTTGCCACGTGGGAAGAGAACAACCGCCACATCTTCTTCTCTGACGAAGAGTGGAAGTCTATTCGGTCTGGGCTCGGCCTCCGCAACCCCGCGCTGTCGAAGAGGTACAACGACTTCCTCCGCGCTCGCTCCACGTGGGAGCAGCGCTACTACACGGCCGCTGGCGGGCAGAAGGACGGCGTACTGGAGACCGTTGTCCAGCTTCCCGTGATCAAGCAGGGGCTCGACGTGCTCGGCGCTGGCTTTGGTGCCATCGGTTCTGCGATCAAGTACGGCGCTACTGTCGCTTCTGGCGCACCCGCCGAGCTGATCATGGCTGGCGACAACCTCAACTACGACCTCATCCCGCCCGATCAGCAGGCTCTTGTGCAGGCGCGTGAGCGCGCTCTTCTGCAGGACCCCGCGTGGCTGCGCGCGCATAGCCTGCGTGGGTCGAATGACCGGATGCGTGCGACATGGGCGCGGCAGCAGGCCATGCACGAGGTCATCAAGACCTACATCCAGAGCGACGAAGGCGATGCTTGGGCGCAGCGGTACGGCCAGACTGTCGGTGGGTTCGGGATCAACACTGGGCGCAGCGCTTCAGACCGTGAGCGCATCTACAACGATCTCAGCAACTTCTACCAGAAGTTCAACGTTCAGTTTGCTGGGCAGGCCCCGGTGAATGGCAACCCGGCGCAGCAGAAGGATATCCTTGGGCGTCCCTCCGCGAACCTGCTCGACGCGGCTGCGGCCCTGACCGAGTATGGTTCCCTCCCGTTCTCCCCTGACTCTTGGCAGGCTAACCTTATCGCCGGTTTTGCTCTTGATCCGTTTGTGAAGCTCCCGTTGAAGGTGACCACGTGGGGGCAGCGGCTGGAGCACGCCGTGGACGTTACGCAGGGAACAACTGGCCTGCGACGGACTTGGATGGGTGCGAAGGACTGGCTGAACGTTAGCGAGAGCGATCTTCGGTACGCGAAGTACGTGAAGGAGGTCAAGGCCCTGAAGGTTGCGGGCGCGACCGAAGAGGAGGTCCGGGCGCACATCTACAAGCAGATGGCGGGGACCAAGGACAAGACCCTCCGGAAGAGCATGACCGAGCTGCTCCTGCAGGAGAGCGGCTTTACGCGGCTCGACAAGAACTACCAGATGGCGATGTCGCTTGCGGAGCACGAGTTCAATACGTATGTGAAGACGCAGAAGATCCCCACCATCACGCTTGCGAAGCAGGTGGCGGACGAGCAGGCGGCTCGTGAAGCGGCGAAGGCCGCTGCGGATCAGGCTGCTACAGATGTGCTTGTCCGTGAGTCTCGCAACGAGGCTAAGCGCCAGACGCGCCTTCACCGCGAGGCCCAGAATGCCCGAGGCAGGACAGCGGCTCGGCGGGAGCAGCAGATCGCTACCGCTACCCAGCGCGTTGAGCGTGAGGCTAATCTCGCAAAGGCAGCTCAGGAGATCTCGGAAGAGGCGAAGAAGGCTACGAGTAGCGCTGAGCGTGTCGCCAACGACGTAGAGCACGCTCGTGTTGTCGTTGCCGAGGCCGCTGAAGCCGAGGCTGCGAAGACCGCACGCGCTGCTGCTGGCGAGGCCCCGGCTCCGCATGAGGCCACTGCGGAGACCGTCCAGCGCACGGTTACGCCTGAGAGCCCTGCGTACGTGGCGACTCCGCGCCTGACCCACGAGAGCGGCTTCACCTTCGTTCACAACATCCCGTTTGTTGAGAACACGCAGGCTTTCCGCGACTTCAACGAGCTGCACGCTGACCGCGTGAACACGCTGCTGTCTGAAGTGGCAGGCAAGACCCTGACGGAGAAGGAGGCGCGCGCCATCTGGGAGCGCGGCTTTGACGAGGCGCTTGCGCGCGAGCAGAGCATCCTCGATACGCTTCGTGGGGCCACCCACCCGGAGAGTGTCGCGGCCTCTGAGCGCGCCGCTGCCCGTAAGGCCGAGATCCTGAAGAAGATCGCTGAAGGCCCGAAGGTTGACAAGAGGGTTGGCGCGACCCCGGGTGCCCGTGTGCCGCGATACGGGCACGCTGTGACTGAGCAGGTTCAGATTGCGAAGCAGATCGTGGCTGAGTACAGCGCCCGTTCTATCGCTGAGGCGACCGAACAACTGGAGAGTGTCGGTTTCCGCGAGGCGATGGAGCGTGGCGAGCTTGTGGCGAAGAAGCTCCCTTCTACGCGCACGCAGTACATCCCTCGTCAGATCGAGGCTTCTGCACGACATGGCGTCCATGGCGAAGGCGCTTCGCGCTACATTGCCAACGAGCGCCGGATCTTCGAGAACGCCAAGCGAGAGATCGTGCGCCTTCGCAAGAGCCTGATGCGAGGAAAGCTCACTCCTGAAGCGTACCGGCGCGCTGCCGCTGATCGTGTCCAGACCGTTGTGGCTGAGGTCCGTGGCTGGGACTTGGACGCCCTCCAGACTGGAGACCCGGTTGGCATCATGCACCGTATCTCCGCCTCGGACGACATCAGCGGCGGCTTCGCTCAGCGTGTCGGGCAACAGCTCATTGAGGATCTGGAGAAGGCCGGTGCGGAGCAAGAGGGTCATGCATTCCGTAACTCCCTCCGTACCCAGTATCAGACGTTCTCGATGCTCCCCGGACGCCAAGCCTTCGCGCAGGGTAAGTACCTTGCCGCCATCCTCGATCCGAAGCAGCGGCTCGCTAAGGGCAAGATGCTCCTGACGCGCATCCTCGCAGAGACCGATGTGCCGCCTCCGGGCGGCTGGACGCCGACTGCCTTCGCTGAATACGGTCAGCAGGTGTTCATGCTGTTCCATCTCTCGCGCTTTGAGGGCGGGCGGCGGTTTACGCAGATGCGCATGACGGTTGCTCGCACGCTGGTGGACAACCCCGACAACATGATGGCGCGTCTGTGGCGCGTGATGGAGGCCCGGGCAGGGCTGCCCACGATTGAGGTCAAGGAGACGCTCACGGCTGTGAGCCAGCGCACTGCCAAGGTCGCTGGCACTGCCCCCGAAGAGGGGGTCGTTGCTCGTATTCGTGGCTTGCAGGAGAGGCTGCCGAAGCTTCGCAAGACTGCCGAAGACGCCGAGAAGTACTTCAAGCGGGCAGAGGCCGAAGAGCAGGCAGCCAAGGCTCGTAAGGCGCAGCTCGAAGCGAAGCTGGAGAAGCGTCCGGACGATGTCGTTGAGCAGCATTCTGAGCACTACACCCGGCTGCACGACCGCATGGCCGAGACTCGTGCAGCGGTTGTGGAAGCCGAAGAGCAGCTGAAGAAGATGCTTGCCGATCAGGAGGAGCTGGGTAAGCTCTCGCGTCGGCGCGACCAGCTGAGCGAGGCGATTGCCGAGCTGGAGGGTGGCTTGCATCCGGAGACCATCCGGAAGCTCGCCCGCTATCGCCCGTTGCTTGCAGAGCTGGACGACCAGATCGCGAAGCTGGACGCTGGCGGTACTCAGCCCCGTCTGCACGACATCATCGAGCATAAGGCTTCGTACAGCATCGAGATCATCGATGAACCGTTGAGCATCATTCAGGCCGAGCGCCAGTTCATGGAGACGGCTCTGCGCGCCGGTCAGAACCTTCATCCCGCCCTCGCTCTTGGTCAGATCCCTTATGGCCCGCTTGCCCGGGATATCCCGAGCGGGTGGGGGTGGCCGCGTCGGCTGGCTGGCCTTGGCGACGTGACGCATAGCAGCGATCTGGTCATGGAGGCCCCGGTTTCGTGGCTGGGGCATGACGAGATCCCGCTGCAGTGGATGGACAGGATGGCGCGTGGCGTGTCGGGCCTGAATGACCCGAAGATTGCGATCCGTCGTGCGACCCAGATCATCCACGCCATCATCACTCAGTACGGCACTGACGGCATCAAGCGCCGCGCTGACTTCATGAACAAACTGCACGACTACACGATCAAGGTCTGGAGCGATCTCGGACGCCCACAGGGTGTCGAGTTCTTCCCCGGACGGTTCCACTTCATCCAAGACGTTAGGGGACTGGTCGATGACGAGGGGCGCTACGCGAACCAGCAGCTCTACTGGGCTGGCTTGCGAACGCACAAGAACCCCGGCTTGCACACTCTCCAGTTCCTCTTCGCGCTTGCTCAGCCCGAGTTTGCCGGTGGCAAGACTTGGGCTGCTCTTGCGCGCGTGTACTGGAAGCATATGGCTGGCGCTGGCTTCCACGCTGAAGCACGCGAACTGATCTCGACCCTGTTCGCCAAGGAGCGCGCTGTCATCGCTGAGTCCGAGTGGGAGTTCATCCACGGCGGGCGACAGGTCAATGCGACTGGGCTGGGGACTGTCCCCACCAAGTATCCCGACGACATCGAACTCTTCCGCGAGACTGGCTTGCTGGTCGGCAATGCCCGGTCGCGCGCCGAACACCTTGCCCGCTCTGCACAGACGAACGCTGAGCGTGAGTTTGAGGAGCTTGGCAAGCACAATGAGAACATCCTCGAAGACCATGCCGAGCGCGTGCGCGGCGCGCCCACCGAGGTCTTTGAGCGCAGGGCCTACACGAATGCCGATCTGGACGGCAACATCCAGCAGATCGCCACACTCATCGGTTGGTTCAAGGGCGCTACTCCCCCGAACCTGCACCTTCACGAGCGTGCAAGGGTCATCCGCAAGGCGCTTGTGAACGAACTGGTCGCTCTTGCCAAGAAGACGTTGGACGAGGGGTTCTCTTCTACGACTCTCGACGGGCTGGAGGAACTGGTCACTGAGCTGAAGACCATCCCCCACTGGAAGTACATCATCAATGACGTTGAGCAGATCTTCGGCACCGAACTGTGGGCTTCTCGACTTGGCGATGCGATTGGGTTGGACGAGGCTCGCAAGCTCTACGAAGAGACTCGGCAGCAGCTGGAGCGTGAGAGTGCTGCGTTTGCTCGTGAGACACCGGACCCGGCGATTGTGGGGCACGGGCGCAAGCAGCCTCCGACTGCCGCTGAGCTGAATGCGCGCGACGAAGCCGCCGCTGTCGCACGGCAGGAGAAGGCTGCCGCTGATGCAGCAGCTGCAGCCGCCTCTACCGCCGAGGAGATTGGAGTCCACGTTCCGACCCCTGAGGAAGTCAACCCCCCGCACCTGTCGGTTGCGTCTCGTGCGCTGGAGATCCTGTCGGGCATGTCTGAGGAAGACTGGGTGAAGCGTGAGCTGCTTCGTGCCCGTCGCCTCTTCGAGAAGGCACCGAAGGGTAAGGCAGGTGCCGCCCTGCGTGTGAGTGCGCGTCGGCGGATCGAGGACGCAGAGCGGACGCTGCAGCTGTTTGAGTTTCAGCGTACCGGCAAGTCGTTTGTCCCGCCGCTGACTCGCGTTCAGCACATGCGGCGCGTTGAGACTATCGGCGCGAAGCGTGCTATCGAGGCCTTTGCGCCGAACAACATCACTTGGTGGATCGGGAGCGTGGCCGGTGCTCCGGTCGAGATGGGCCGCGCGCTGCGGCGTCGGCTTCTGACCGCCACGCTGGACCCCGAGCTTGGGCGCGTGCAGATGGCTGGCGATGTGTCTCAGCACTATGTCACGCACCAGAAGGCGCTCGACGCCTTCATGAATAGGGCGATCCCTGACTCTTTCCTGCGTCGGTTCGACATGCACGCAGAGAGCCTGCACGGTATCACCTACGCTGAGCTGTTCTCCGATTTGGACGAGATCCGCGCCGCTATTCGTAACCCTGAGATGCGGAAGTTCCTCGAATGGATGAAGATCCGCGTTAGCAAGCGCCTTGGCGAGATCGTCGGTGACGAGGCGTACCATCTCGACCAGTACATGCAGGACATCCTGACCGGGCCGAACCGTGCGAACTTCTATGACTTCGCAGAGTGGGAGAAGCACGAGGCGGCTATGGCCCGTGCCATTCGCAAGGCGCGTGGTGACAAGAAGTCGAACCTGCTTGTCCGCCTTCGCAGGCCCGAGGGGTACGCTCCGTCCTCTCCGCAGGCTGAGGTTCTGGACCGAGACATTGCCGTCATCCGCGCCAAGATCGAAACTGCCCGGGAGCTGGGTACGTCCGTGGCCCGCTACAACGAGATGCGCGCCGTGTACAACCGCGACTTCATGCGACGGCGCTACTCGCTTGGCATCTTCTACCGCGCTCAGGACGCCGCTGTGAAGGAGATCGAGGCCGCTGGGCATGCGTGGGGCAGCGAAGGCTTCAAGAAGGCATACGAGATGACGGTCAGCAAGCACTACAACGCGGAGCGCGCTCGCTGGGCTGCAACGACCGCGAAGAAGCTGCTGGGCCAGCTGGCGGGAGAGAACGAGACTCTTTCTCCTGAGGCGATCATCAGGATGTTCGAGGAGCGGTACACGCCGTCTCGCGATCTGAAGAAGTTCGATGGCGGCGTAATCTCGCCGTTCCAGAAGCGCTCACTGGAGCATGCCACCAAGCACTTCCTTGGCGTGGACGATCTGGACAACGTTGGCGACGTGAAGAAGGCTCTGCGTGCTCATGGGCAGGGTCCGCCTGAGTTCAACCACCGGACCAAGATGCGGAACTGGTTCACCGACCGGGGCATCTGGACCCCCCGTACCCGTGAGCAGATCGAGGCTGGGCACATCTCTTGGGGTATTGATGACGAGGCCGAGTTCTTCTGGCAGCAGTGGGGGGATATCCCCGAATGGTCTCAGCGTGAACGCTACTTGGACCGAAACGACATCATGGGTTCCTTCATCCACGACAAGCGCGTGGCTGACGCCTTCATGGAGAAGTGGGGCTGGTTCGTTGAAGATCTGTCGGGGCAGTTCCGCCCCGGAGCCCGCCTGAGCCGGTCTGAGCTGGCCCGCGAGCTGGCCGAAGGGAATAAGGATCTCGGCCGTCTGCCTAAGCGCGACGTTGCGCTGGAGCGGAAGTTCCTCTTTGAGCGTCTTGGCGACATCGTGGGCAAGCCGGATCGGCGCATGCCGGGTGGTGTCCGTCTCCACGCGCTCCCGTGGCTCATGACTCCGAAGGAGTTTGAGAAGTACTTCGTCGCTCGCGGCCTCGAAGTCGCTGACGACATTGTGCGCAACGAGGCTGAGCTGGCCGCTGCCCAGAAGATCATCCGGGATCGGCTGGAGCCGTACGTCAAGGCCCTGATGAAGAACCGCGATGCAGCGAAGCCGCTTGTCTGGGCCGATAGCATTCAGGTCATTGCCGAGATCACCAAGGATCTGCTCAACGATACGACATGGCATGGTCGCCGCATCGATGGTGTTGGGTCGTTCTTCCGTGGGCTGGCTTCTCTGCAGCGTCGTCTCGTCTTCACGATGCTCGGGTTCGGCATCACGAATGCGGTTGACTCGCGCCTGAAGTCTGCGTGGTACCGGTTCAGCGCCCGCAGCTTCATGTCGAATGGCGAGATCTCCGCGAAGGCCATGGCCCACGACCTCATCTCCTTCGGCATTGAGAGCAGCTCCACTCTGCTCACCGACGAGGGCGTCTACGGCGCGGCCCGGGTGCGCCGGGGACTGGAGGGTTCGCGCATCCAGAAGGCCGTTCAGCGTCTGGAGGCTAAGCTCGGCCGCACCCCGACTCCCATCGGAGCCTTCGAAGAGGCTCGGATGACGGTCGAGCAGCGTGGGTCCCTGAACCGCCTGCTCGATATGGCAGTCGGCTTCAGCGAGCTTCCTGCCGATGTCGCTCGCTTTGCTGAGGACTCGGCCAAGCTGAACCTCGCTCGCTCCATGTACGACGAGATCTACCGGCGCAGCCTGAAGGAGTTCGGGGACGAGGTTACCGCTGACATCGTGGCGCGTGGGTTCATCCAGAAGGAGTTGAAGCGCCTGTGGCCGACTGTTGGTAATGGGCCTATCGAGCGCCTCCTGAACACCTTCTTCCCGTTCATGTCGTACCGATGGAAGAACAAGATGCTCTACCTTGGCGAGCTGGCCGAGCATCCGTTCGTGTTCAACTACCTCCAGCGCATCGGTGATGCGATTGAGCAGTACAACCGCCAGCAGTGGGCCGAGGATCACGACCCGGAGACCGAGCCCCTGCCGGATGCTCTTGCGCGCCTTATCCGCCTGCCGTGGGCTCCGGACTCGTTCATCGACCTCGGTGTCTTCACTGACGCCTCGCGTGGTCTGAAGCCTGCCTTCAAGAACGCTGAAGGCCCGCAGACCATCCACGAGCATCTCGACCAGTGGGCGCAGATTGTCAGCCCCAACACGACGAACATCGTGCTTGGCATCATGAACGCATTCCACATCTATGGTCGTACTGGCTGGGAGCCCGTGAAGAATGCTGCGGGCTACCCCACCGGCGAGTACCGCGAGGTTGAGGTTCCGTGGGACGCCCCGTGGGGTGGAACGGCGGACGCCCTGAACTCTATCTGGCCGATTGAGTTGTGGCGACAGTACGTCGAGTTCAATAAGGGCGGCATGGACCCCAACGAGGCCTCGCAGTTGGCCGCGAAGCTCCTGTTCTTCGGTGGTGTGAAGACGTGGGACAAGGTCGCTGGGTACAAGCAGTTCTACTACGCCTTGCAGAAGGTGAACCCCGACGCCGCCAAGGCGTGGCTGGACAGCACCATCGAAGGTAGCCTGTTGAAGCTTCGGTGGGCCGAGAACCGCATGCGCACCGTGGACATCCACACTCCGCGCAGCCTGAAGGAGCTGATGGACCCGAGTTCGATTGACGAGAACGGGTGGTTCCATGAGCGCAGCCTCGAATACCAGAACTCTGTGAAGGCTGCGTTCGACGGGCTGAAGGCCATGCAGCTGGAGTGGGACCACAAGATCAGCCGCCTGACCCCGGGTTCTCCGGAGTACCAGAAGGCGAAGATGCTCGCGCGGCTCGCGCGTTACAACTACTTCGGCTCGCACCCGGAGCTGTATGAGGCCGTGGTGCTCTTCCAGACCCCTGAGGAGTGGGAGGCTGAGATCTCCTCGTGGGTGACTGACGACCTTCTGACCAGCTACTTCAACATCCGTCGCCCCGACCGTGTGAACTTCAAGGACGAGCTGAGTTTCCAGACTGCCGTGCGGCAGTGGAAGGAGCGACAGGCACAGTTCCTGAAGGCGTTCCCGGCTGTTGCCCAGCGCCTGAACGAGATCTATCAGGGTGAGCAGGGTATCTGGCGCGACCATGAGCAGCACTGGTGGGATGTCTTTGAAAGCACCGGCATCCGCAAGATCGCCATCACCGCTGCACAGGAGTCCAAGAACTTCGAGCTGGCCGACCAGCTGTACCTCGTGAGCGAGCTGGAGTACCAGCAGCTGCTGGAGGATACGCTTGTCTTCTACTACGACCCCACGACCGACTTCGTTGGTGACGAGCTGAGGAAGGGGCCGTACGGTCAGAGCCTTGTCCCGCTCGTGAAGATCCTCCCTGACTTCAACTCGTGGCGGTACTCGCGTATGACCACGGCAGAGAAGATGGAGTACGAGCGCGACCAGAAGTACCGCGAGGGACTTGGAGACATCATCGCTCTGGCTCGCGCCAGCGACAACTTCGGTGCGACCTTCGTTGCCGAGATGAAGAAGCATCCCGACATCATGCGTGAGTACTTCCGGCTGCATCCCGGCAAGCAGGATCAGTGGGAGGCGAATGACGCCTACATCAAGGCGATGCAGGGCTGGGGTCGGCTCATCAAGGCTGGGCGGTGGGGCGAGGCGCAGGCGTACTTTGCCTCCCTCGACCCGTGGATGCGTGCTCGCTACTACGCGAAGCATCCAGAGAAGCGCAAGCAGATGGAAGAGAACATCGCGTATACCTCATACATGGAGAAGTGGACGGCCTTCTACCGCCGCCGCGACTATGCTGGCGGCGCGGCGTACTTCGCTTCACTGCCTGCGTGGGTGCGTGAGCGCTTCTACTCCAACAACCCGGACGGGCAGACGAGTGGCTCCAGCGGCTATGCCAAGGCCATGGGCAAGTGGGTTGCGTTGCTGCAGGACGGCAAGCGCGACGAGGCGAAGGCGTACTTCGACTCTCTGCCGCAGGCGTACAAGGACCGCTACTACGCGAAGCATCCGATGGAGAAGCTGAAGACCGACATCCTTCGCATGGGGCAGCTTCAGCAGTACTTTGCTGCCGATGATGCGAACCGGGTGCTGTACCTTCAGAACCATCCGGAGTTCGCGCGCTGGATGGCACAGCAGGACGACTCCGAGTCTCGTCGCCGCATGCTCATCCTCGCGGCCTACCAGACGCTGCCCAAGGACGACCAGTGGCTGCGCCGTATCTTCCGTGAGAAGTACCCCGAGATCTTCTCGCAGGAGGCGAAGGGGCTTGCCCGTCTGTCGAGCGTTTTTGACAAGCTGGCCGACCACCCCGATCTGGTGGATGACTGGCAGCGCTGGGTTGAGCACATCCTCAACTCGTATGGCGACATGCTGAAGCACGGCAAGGCGCAGCCGAAGCCTATCGAGTTCATCCACCCGCAGCAGCGGACGAAGAAGCGCAAGGCGCATGGCGGCGAGAGTGCTGCGTGGGTTCGCTTCCACTCAGTTGCGTAGAATGCTTGTTGACAGGAGATAGATTGTGGTACATTCGGGCCGTAGGACCTTGGCTGACCACGCAAGTGGGAGGCAACTGGTGAGGAGGCTGTGATTGCTACTGAAGGTGATGGGGTGGTAACCCACACGACTGTAGGTAGCGAGCCAGACTATGGCTCGGGTCCGTACCTAGCGCTTATGGCGCAAGCGGTACGACTCGCACGCTCCGATATGGCAGATCCGGCATACTCGGCAGAAGCAAGGGCGTTTCTGAGGTCCGACATCGTGGCCCTCTTTGCCGATTGCCTTGGCTTTGAGGGAGAGTTCGATGCCTGAACTGAGGAACGATCTACTGGATGACGATGGTGACGATCTGGAACTCGATGGCGATCCCGCTGGGGACCCGTCCAAGTCAGGTGGAAACCAGAAGTCAACCGACAAGCGCATCAGCGACCTTCAGTCCGCTAAGGACAAGGAGACGGCTCGCGCGAACAAGCTGCAGAAGCAGCTCGACGCGATGCTCGCCGCCGCGAAGGGAGACGATGCGGAGGGAGGTAAGCCGCCGAAGGCCCCGGCCGACAGCGGTGATGCTCTGACAGGTTACATGACTGAGATGGCTCGGATGTTCGCGGTCCAGCAGTATCCGAAGCTCGCTGAGTATGGCCTGTCGGGTGCCGACCTCACCGGCTCGACTCCGGGCGAGATTGCCCAGAGCGCAGCTGCACTGGTTGCTCGCTACGAGAAGCTGGAGACGACGCTCCGGAACAAGGTTCTGGCCGAGAACGGGCTTGCGCCCGAGATCGAGACCGGGAACCCTGCACCGAGCAAGGCAAAGGACTTCTCGAAGATGAGCGCGGAAGACTTCAAGAAGGTCGTTGACGAGGCACTTGCCCGACGCTAATGACCTAAAGGGAAACCACCATGGCTCTCATGCATACCGGTAGCGCCGGTCTGTCGAACGAGATGAAGACGTTCTATGATCGTGTTCTTCTCGAATACACGACCCCGGTGCTCCTCCACGACAAGTTCGCGCAGAAGCGCTCCATCCCCAAGAACGGCGGCAAGACCGTCGAGTTCCGTCGCCTCTCGACGCTGGCGACGGCGACCACGCCTCTCACCGAGGGCGTGCCCCCGACCCTGAAGGACATTCAGGTGTCGGCCATCACCGCGACTGTTTCGCAGTTCGGTGATGCGGTCGGCTTCACGGATCTCGTGGCGACCACGACCATCGATCCGATCCTTACCGAGACCACGACCCTTCTGGGCATCGAGGCCGGTGAGACCATCGATGAGGTCATCCGCGACATCCTCGTCGCCGGGACGACTGTCCAGTACGCGAACGACGCGACCTCCCGGGTCACCGTCGATAGCACGGACAAGATCTCGGTCGCGGATCTTCGGAAGGCTGTTCGTACGCTCGTGACGAACCGCGCCAAGAAGATCGACGGCTGGTACCACTGCATCCTCCACCCGCGCATCGCCTACGACCTTCAGGGTACGAGCGAGTGGGTGACGGCCAACCAGTACGCCCAGTCGGGTCGTCAGTTCGACGGCTCGCTTGGTGAGCTGTACGGCGTGAAGTTCTGGGTCTCTGACAAGGCCAAGGTCTTCGCGGGTGCGGGCGCGGCCAGCATCGATGTCTACACGGCTCTGTTCTTCGGGGCGAACGCCTACGGCGTCATCAGCCTCGACGGTCATTCGCTCCAGTCGTACTACAAGCCGCTTGGTTCGGCTGGTACGGCGGACCCGGTTGACCAGCAGCAGTCGATGGGCTGGAAGGTCACGTTCACGGCCAAGATCCTGAACGACGCCTTCATGCTCCGGTACGAGTGTGCTGTCAGCGCGTAAGCTGACCTAGGGGGGTGGGCCTGACAAAGCCCACCCCCGATAGAAAGGGCCAACCCATGGCTGCTTCTCCCGGTACTATGCGAGCGGAGTCGATCCGCTTCCTCGAAAACGGCGGCGCTGCGGGCGTCTACTCGGCTTCGTTCGATGTCCCCGCTGGCGCTGTCCTCGTTGATGTCATCGTCCACGCGACTGCGCTGTGGAACGCTGGCACTAGCGCCACGCTCATCGTTGGTGACGCCACCGATGACGATGGCATCTTCACCGCCGTCAACCTGAAGGCGACTGACCTTCTCGCTGGCGAGTCCATCTCGATCAACGGCCTTGCCGGTGGCAAGCACGGTGCTGATCTTGCTCTCGACTACACGTCTGTCGCCACCATCGGTGCGTCGCAGGTGAAGCGTCGGCAGGTGGGTAACGCCGCGCGCACGCTCTCGGCCAAGGTCACGACTGTCGGCACGGCTGGCACCACGGGCGACACCACGGTGACGTTCGTCTACGCCTACCCGTCCTACATCAAGCCGTCGTTCGCGTAAGCGAGTGACTGAGGGGGAGGGGACGGACCCTCCCCCTCCTACTTCCTAGTCGGAGGAAGCTTCGCATCTAGGAGAAGGAGAGAACAATGGCTGAGTCCAAGAAGGCTCCGGAGACCGCAGAGCAGGTTGCAGGGCAAGAGGCTATGGCGGCGCTGAAGGAGCAGAACCGGATGCGTGACTACTTCGCAGCGCAGAAGAAGGTCAGCATCAAGACCCGTCAGGATGAGTGGGTCCAGATCAACGGCTACACCTTCATCATCAAGGGCGGCGAGCGGGTGGAAGTGCCCGAGGATGTCGCTAATCTTCTCGAAGAGTCCGGTCGCATCTAGCACCGGGGGAGCGTCCCATGACGGCGTCAGAGACTACGAATGCGAGGCTTGCGGTGGTTGAGACACAAATCGAAGCCCTGAAGGCCGACGTAGCCGAGATCAAGAAAGACGTGAAGTCTCTGATTGCCTCACAGGCCGAGGCAGTTGCGCGCGAACGCGCCAACGCCAACACTGGTGTTTGGGTCCGAAGTGTTGTACCGTGGGTACTGATGGCGATGGGCCTTCTGCTCACCGTTATGAACACTTTGGACCTAACCCTCATCGCTAAGTAGGAGAACCTCGATGGCAACGTATGCAGGTGACATGATCGATGACCTGCGTGACCGACTCAACGACGTTGCGGACACGCAGGTTCCCTTTGCGACGAAGCTTCGGTTCCTCAATCGCGGTCAGGCTGCGATGTTCCCGAAGGTCTTCAAGATGGTGCAGGACGCGACCCTGACCATCGCCTCGTCTACCTACGAGTACACTTTCCCTGCCGGTGTCGGTACGGGCAAGGTGCTCACTGTCGAGGTTGAGACCGCCGCCGCCTCTAACCGGTATGTTCCGCTCAGCCGGTACGACATCATCCCGTCGCTCACGGCTCCGAAGCTTGTCCTTCTCGACACCGCCCTTCCGGGTGCTGTCGGGTCGAAGATCCGCATCACGACCGCCGACCGGCTTACGCCCTTCGTGTCCGCGAACTACACGGCGTCCCAGTCGGAGGCGTTCTCTGGCCCCGCTGGTGTCGAGGAGCTTCCGGTGCTCTACGCGATGGGGCTCGCTACGGCTCGGGTGCTCGATGACCGGATGGACTACACCCGGTACTCGGCCACTCAGGTCAACGGTGCGGTGGATCCGAACGACATCATGCAGGTGTCCCAGTTCTGGTTCGCGCAGTTTGAACTCCTGCTCGACCGCCTCCAGATGCCGATGCCTGTCACCCGTGCGTAAAGGGGGTAGGCAATGCCTGCTGTTGGCACTACCCACCACGTCAAGCTGGGGAATGAGTATCTGATCGTGCGGCCCAACTCTTACACGAAGAGGGCCGCACCGACCTTCGGTGCTCGCATCGCTACTGGCGACCCCGACTACAACAACCTGTCCATCTGGCAGCACTGGGTTCAGAAGTGCTGGATTGGTGGCATGGGCGCTGAGTCGTGGACTGACGATGCCATGTTTGACGAGGCCACGGGTCTCGACACGACCTCCCACGAGAAGGCCACGCTCGGGCGCAACCTGAAGCGTGGCTCTGGCGCGAACTGGACGCTCGGTGGCTCGACCGACATCGCCTTCCACCGCCTGTTCGTGTACGCGAATGTGCTCTATGCGCTGGTCGCTAACGCCACCACGGTTGCCCGTCTCTACTCGTACACTGTGTCAACGCAGGCGTGGGCTGCGGTGACGCTCCCTGCTTCCTTCATCGTCCGTTCTTGGGGTACGTTCGATGGCAAGCTGTACCTTGGTGGTAGCATCTCTGGCACCCCGAAGCTGTACTACGCGACCAGCCCCGGCACGTGGACGCTGGTTACGAACCCGGCAGGCGTGACACAGGCCATCTATGCGATGCGCCAGTACAACGGGAAGTTCTACGTCGCCTACGGTACTCAGGTCTGGCGGTTCAAGACTGACCTGACGTGGGATGGGTCCACGGTCTTCTATTCGGTGGCTGCAAACTCTGGCTCCAACTACATTCAGGCGATGGAGACCCACCTTGGGTTCCTCTACATGCTCTCGCAGAACGGCCACCTGCATCGGACTGACGGCAACAACACCTTTGACATCTGGTCGTGGGACGGTCAGACGAACGGCCAGAGCCTGCGTTCTTACGATGGCAAGTTGTTTGTTGGTACTTACGAGTACACGGACACAGCTGACATCGGCTACGGCGTGCTCTACCAGTTCACGGGCTCTGCTGTCACCGAGCTGAAGCGTTGGGGCAAGGACGGCAAGGCCACGCAGATGGGGCAGATGACCGTCTACAACCGGAAGCTCTTCTACGGTGCTGGTTCCCTGCTTGGCATGGGGGCTGCCACCGGTTTCGGCATCGCGTGCTATGACGCTGTCGAGGATGCCCACTCCATCTTCGCCTACCAGCCCGACACGACCACCTACACCGATGCCTCTGGCGTGGGCCGGGACTGGGTGGTGGACGATGTCATCATCTTCCAAGGCAAGATGTTCTGCACCGTCCGGGGGTGGGGCGTCTTCTTCACGGTCGATACCTTCCGCGATGTGGCGCTCGGCACCGCTCAGTACACGACCCACACGAACGGTGGCACCATCATCTCCTCGCTCTACGATGCGGGGACCCCGGGTCTGCAGAAGCTGTGGCGGAAGATCACGGTCTACATGACCATGCCCTCTGCGAACCAGTCGTTCACTGTGTCCTATTCGACGGATGGTGGTGCGACCTACACGGCGCTTACTACGCAGACTGGCCCCTCGACCACCGGGCAGTACGTCTTCTACCTGAACAACATCCGGGCTACCCGGTTCAAGTGGAAGATCGTGATGAAGACCACGGTCGAGACGCAGACGCCCATTCTCCGAGGCGTGGTCGTGGCCTACCTTCCGCAGCCTGAGCCGAACTGGATGTGGACGTTCACCATCCCTGTCGCTGACAAGTGGGAGCTGCTGGACGACACGGTTGAGACGAAGAACACGAACACGCTCATCGCGTATCTGGAGGGCCTGTATCGCTCCCAGACTGAAGTGACCTTCATCGACCTCGATGGTGTTACGTGGGCGAGCAACGGACCCGGCGTGATCATCTACGATATGTCCACGGTCCACTACGATATCGAGCAGCCCCGCGAGGCTGATCTTCGGATCACCCTGCTGGAGACTGTCGAGACCTACTAATGCCTACGACGTACGTTAGACGAGAAAGGAAGCCGGATGCTAGCAGACGAACACGTGTACGTGTCGCACGTTGGATTGATCCGTTTCCCGGTATCCAAGGCTCGTCCATCGAAAAGATGGTCTTGGCTGAACTGGTTCGCCGTGGCATTTACTTCGAACATACTCCCCAGAGGAACTCACTGGGAGGAGCGGTGGACCCTACTTGGGAGCCCGACTTCCTGTTCCCGCAGTACCACATTTGGTTGGAGATCCAAGGCGCTTACTTTCATACGCTCCCGGGGGCCATTGAGAATGACGCCATGCGCTTCGCGCTCATTGAGGCTGCGGGATGGCGTCCGATCTACTGGTGGGAGGACGATATTCGGACTCGCCTTCAGGACATCATGAACGCTGTGCCCGAGTTCTACCGGGTGGACAAGCCGCTGAATGACAAGACGACTTGGAAGAGGACCGAAGGTCTGGCATTCTATGAAGGTGGCAAGGGCATTGACCATCTTGCTGGCCTGAGGACCGCCCTCTCCCATCGGGCTCGACCGCCACAGCGGCTGAAGAAGAGGAAGCGCGTGAAGCGGAGGCCGAAGTAGTGACTGTTAGGCGGCGACACGGAACCGGGGCGACTGTCCGACCCACGCACGTTGAGAGCGGCGTGGACTTTGGCGCGCCCTCGCTCGACCTGTACGGCTCGGTCATGGACACGGAGGCCATCTCCGTCCTCGACCTCGGTGCTGGCTCGGTTGGCGGCGGGGCCATCGTCCCCGGTGGTATCCCCGGCGACATCCTCATCACGCCCGGTACGCTGCCTCCGACCTCCTTCGATACGACTCCTCCTGCCGTGCCGAGCGGCTTCACGGTCACGAGTGAGCTTGCTACCAGCAGCAACGGTGACCCGGTGGTGGCGATCAAGGCGACGTTCACGCCTCCGGGTGACGCGGATTACTACGGGACCTACGTTGAGTTCACTAACCTGAATGACGGCGCTATCCCGACCCCTCTGCCTGACTGGTCCCGACCGACCATCGTCCTTGTCGGCAAGGGCCTGTCTGCCGCCTACATGCTCGGTGCTATCGGCGCAGTGACGTACTGGGCACGCGCTCGCGCGGTGGACGTGCAGGGGAACTACTCGGCATACACCGCCGTGCAGTCTGCGGTTAGCCTTGGAGACTCTGTGGCCCCGCCTATCCCGCAGGCCCCTGCTGCCACGGGCGGGTACCGTGGCGCTACGCTCTCGTGGACTGGAACTGGTGTGGCCGACCTGATGTTCTATCAGGTACGCTACAAGCTGACTTCTGGTTCCAACTGGACGATCTTCACCACCAAGAACACGGTGACATGGATCCCCGGCCTGACTCCTGATGTCTCGTACGACTTTCAGGTGCGGGCTGTTGACTTCTCGGGGAACGTCGAGACCTCTTCTGGCGACTCGACTGCGATCAACTACCTGACCTACCCGGACGCTGGCTATACCGCCACCGTCACAGCCACTCCGCGCGTCATCGGATATGCCTCGGCTGACATCGCGGCCAACTCCATCACGGCTGCCATGATCACCACGGCTGGCCTGACTGCCGACCTTCTGAAGACGGGTAAGCTGACGGTGAAGGCTACGGGTGGCGCAACGGCCGTCGAAGTCTACAATGGGTCCAGCGTCAAGGTCGGAGAGTGGGAGCCGACGCTCGGTATCAAGGTCTACGACCCCCTGAACGCGGCCAACTACGGTCAGTTCAACGACGCGAACCTCCGTTTCTATCAGGGCGGTATACTCACGGTTGATATCGGACCCTCTGGCATCAAGGCCGACTCCATCACGTTTGGCGCTCTCTCCGGTGGACACAACGTTGTCCTCAACTCCTCGTTCGAGCTTGCTGCGTTCGTCTTGGCTCCTGCGTCCGTGACCTTCACCGATACCACGAAGTGGAAGGCTGGCGACGGCACGCAGGGTAGGACTGCCGCGCTCGACAACATCACCGAGGGCACGGCCCTCACCATGCTTTCGGTGGCAGTCTAATGGCTACGAGAACGCTCACGATCAACGCCGACCACTCGACAATGGGTGGGTACGACTCGGGCAACCGGTCGGACCAGCACCATCCTGTCGGTCTGTCCTCTACTGGAACCGGCTACACGTGGCGTCCGATCCTGAAGTTCAACCTCGACTGGACCGACGTGGCCCAGATTACGAGTGCCCGTATCTACCTGCGGATGACTGGCGGCGAGCATACGGGGCTTGGTGCCAACTTCAACATGACCTTTGCGCTGGTGACTGGTACCTTCAGTCAGTCTGGGTCTGGCGATGGCGAGAACCTCTGGTCGTCCAGCGTGTCTCCGAAGCGCTCGACCGAGCCCGCTGTGTCGGGAACCTACGTTGTGTCCACCGGCTCGACTGCCCGTTCCTACAACACGTGGTTCAGCTGGGACATCACGAGCATCGTGGAGCGATGGGCTCCCTCGACGGTGAAGATGTCTGGTGGTAGCCCCGGCCCCGGTACGGCCAACAACGGCATCCGCATCATCTCGTCCAACGAGGCGTCCTCGTCGGTGACCTCGGAGTGGTACTCCAAGGAGTCGGCGTACGACCCGTACATCGTGCTGACCTACTCGACCAACACAGCGCCGTCTGCTCCCACGCCGACTGGTCCTACCTCTGGTTCGACGCTCTCCTCGCAGACGCCGAACATCACGTTCACGCATGTGGACGCCGACAGCGACCCCATTGCATCGTGGGATCTTCAGGTGGACACGACCACTGGCAACGGCATCGAGCCCGACTGGGCCTCGCTCTCCGGTAGCGGCCGGGAGGATGTCGTCAACTCGGTGGCCGAGTTCTCTGGCAACAATGTGACTCATGCAGCGACCTCCAAGACCCGGGGCCAGTGGTACGCGTGGCGGGCTAGGACGGCCGACAGCCTCAATGGCGACGGTGCGTGGTGCGCTACGCAGTACTTCTACATCGCACAGCAGCCGACAGTCACGGTTACGCAGCCTATCAGCGGTGGACTTGGGAAGACCTACTACACGGCTGGCTCGGGCACGACCCCGAAGGTCCGCGCCGAGTGGAACTACTCCTGCCCTGACGGACATGCACAGCAGAGCGCATCCTGCCGTCTGTACACAGCTGCCGATGCGCTGCTGGAGACTGCCACCGTCACTGGGACCGCGACCTACAAGCAGATGACGTATGCCATCGTGAATGGTACGCAGTACCGGTTTGAGATGGATGTCACCTGTACTGCTGGTGTCACGTCCACGGTGTCCACGCGGTTTTCGACTCGGTTCCGGTGGGGCCGTGCCTCCTACTACTACAACACGGCGACCACGCCCGTGTCTTGGAGCACGCCAACAGTCAGCACAACCGAGGACTCGACCAACGCTATCGTGATGGAGTACGGCGCGAGCGCTACGACCGCTGAGCCGGGTACCTACTACTCGACCGTGGGCTCCGTGCCCCTGTTGCAGTACTTCTTCCACCGTGCGACCCTGCTGGCTTGGGGTGCGTCCCCCGTGTCCCCGTCGCTCAATCAGGTGGTGATTGGTTGGTCGGCCACCGGCTTGGCTGCAGACCACTGGGCTCTCGCCTCTGCTGCGTCGATTGACACTTCGACTCAGATCTTCGGCACGCAGTCGCTGAAGCACCCGGGGAATGCTGCTACACAGAAGACCACACAGACGGTTGATGTCCTCCCGGGCATGACCTACATCCTGTCTGCCCGAGTGAAGACCGATGGCAACACTGGTGCGCGCGTGCGCGTCGAGGACATGGGTTCCAACGTTCTTGCTACTTCTGCCACCCTGACTACTGCTACGGACTGGGTGGATGGCAACGGACGCCCGGTGTATCAGGTTGCAGGGCCGTTTACTGCTGGATCTTCGCAGGTGAAGGTTGCGCTCCTGTCTACGACTACCGATACCACGCTCAACACGTGGTTCGACGCTGTGAAGCTGGAAGCGTCCGCTGTGGTGACCCCGTGGGCTCCGGGCTACGTTGGCGGTGGTGTCTCTATCGATGCAGGTGGTCTGCAGGTTGACGCGCAGAAAGGTGGTATCTTCCGGGTCCGAGGTTCTACTGGTGGCGCGCGGGACTACGTTGACGTTGGCACTAACGGCTGGCGGTTCGGTGGCGACACCCCGCTCTACAGCCCTGCGGCGAACATCCTCCGCATCGACAGCGGGCTGCGGCTGAACAGCGACACCCAGATCAACCGGAGCGCGGCGAAGACGCTGACGTTCGATGACGCTGCTGGCGGTGCCCTGACGAAGATCGTCCTCACTGGCTCCCCGTTTATCGAGTGGGGCGGCGACACGAACATCTACCGTAGCGCTGCGAACACTCTGAAGACTGACGATGCGCTCGTGGTGACAGGCATTCTGACCTCGACCACCGACTTCAACCTTGGTGGGCGGCAGATGACTGGCGCTGCTCCTATCGTCCGCGTGTATACCACTCTCGGTGCCAACACATGGACGAAGCCGAGTAACTTTAGCCACATCATCGTTGAGTGTCAGGGTGCTGGCGGCGGCGGTGGCGGGGCGGACGCGACAGCTGGCTCCGAGTACTCGGGCGGTGCTGGTGGCGGCGGCGGCGGGTACGCTCGCAAGCTGTTCACGGCTGCCGACCTCGCTGGCGCAGCGTCCTTCACGGCTACAGTTGGCACGGGCGGGACGGCTGGCGCTAACACGGGCGGTGCTGGTGGTGCGGGTGGTGCGTCCACCTTCTCTGGCACCGGCATTACGACCGTCAGCGGTGGTGGTGGTGCGGGTGGTGCGTCTGGTGTTGCATCTGGTGTGTTCACGATCCGCGCTGGCGGGACGGGCGGCACTTCGTCTGGTGGTGACATCAACATGGTCGGCGGCGACGGTGCCCCCTTCATGTACGACGCCCCGAGCGTCGGTCGTAAGACCTTCGGCACAGGTGGCTCAGGGCACTGGGGTGGTGGCGCTACTGTTGGTAGCGGCTCCACGAATGCTGGGCAGGCCGGTGGTACCTACGGTGGTGGTGGCTCTGGTGGGCACAACACCGTGAGTCAGGTTGGGCAGACTGGCGGCGCTGGCGCACAAGGGATTGTGATTGTGACCGAATACTACTTCAGCTAGTGGTAGACTACGGTCGGAAGGAGGTCGCATGACCGAAGACACGCTGTTCGCCTACATCGGGCGACTTTACGTAGCCGTCTCATTGAGGGACAATGAGATCCAGCGGCTGAACCGGTTGGTCAGTGAGTACGAGGCTCGCGCGTCGGGCAACGTCATCGACTTTCCTACCGAGTCAGAAGAGGAGAACGATGACGAGTCTTAGGAGTCTTTTCATGGACAGTGGTGAGCCGTTTGGACTTCCGAAGGGGACCGTCAGGGGCATCATCGCCCTCGGCATGCTCGCCCTTGTCGGCTATGACTTCGCCATCGATCAGGCCCTGTCGGCTGATGTGATGGCCTTCGCTGGCCCGTACCTCGGCTTCTACTTCGCAACGCGCGGCAACGAGCCGTCAGCGCCGAAGCCTGAGCCACTGGCCGCGCCCTATGTGCCCGGTGACCCCGAAGCGCAGGGCTAACTGAGGAGCCCCTGAACAGGGGCTCTTCCCCTTTTTGAAGGAGTCTACCTTGGCTAACAAGTGGACGGAGCAGGAACTTGTCGCACTCGATGCGGTCGCAGGCGAGACCGGCATGGCTGCTTACCATGCGTTTGGCGCTAGGACCAACTACTCAAAGTCTTTCGACGCGTTCGAAGTGAAGCGGCGACGTAGAGTGCAGGGTTCTCCTGCTCCTGCCACCGCCTACGGTGAGCCCGTGGCGCTGGAGAAGGTGGGAGTGACACGAGAGGAGATCGCTGACTATGTGGGGTTCGACGTTGCGTTCTGGGATATCGAGACTACGTTCTCGACTCAGCC